AAAGCCAAGAAGAAGAAGTAGAGGAACTCCCCAAATACCGAGTTAAAGTCTCTGGTGAAGAAGTGGAAGTTAGCCTTGATGAACTTTTGAATGGTTACAGTAGGACTGCCGATTATCAGAAGAAAACTCAATCTTTAGCGGAACAACGAAAGGCTGTAGAGGCTGATCGAGTAAAGATTGATGAAGCAGCAAAGACCAGAGAAACCTATGCCCAACGACTCCAAGTCATTGAACAATTGTTACAGCAACAAGATCAAAGCCAAGACCTAGCATCACTCAAGGCAGAAGATCCGATTGCTTACGCAGTTGCAATGGGAGAGAAGATGGAACGAGATAAGCAGTTGCAAGCGGTGCAGATGGAAAGACAGCGAGTTCAACAAGAACAGCAGTCCCACCAACAAGCACAATTGCAAAAGCATATCCAAGCAGAGCAGGCAAAACTTGTAGAGGCTATCCCAGAGTTTAAAGACGATGTGAAAGCCGAAGTAATCCGTAGAGACATACGCAATTATGCAAAGGCTCAAGGATTCTCAGATCAAGAGTTGTCTCAGGTTTACGATAGTCGCGCTGTACTCATGATCTATAAAGCAGCACAGTACGATAAGTTGATGGCAAACAAGGGTGTTACTTCTAAGAAAGTAGCTACTGCTCCTAAGACTATTCGACCAGGAACTTCTAATCCGCAGAGTTCTGATAATGAAGCATTAAAAAAAGAAAGAGCTGCATTACGCCAATCTGGCAATAAAAAGGATGCAGTTCGTTTATTTGAACGATTTTTATAAAGGAATTTAATCATGGCAGCATATGATCGCTATACCGCTATTGGTGCGCGTGAGGACTTAACCGATGTTATTTATGACATCAGCCCTACCGACACCCCAATCATGTCGTCTATTGGCAAAACCAAAGCGACTTCCGTTAATCACGAATGGCAGACTGATGCCCTCGCAGCAGCTACCACTTCCAACGCATTAGTTGAAGGTGCAAGTGCTTCTGAGGCAACAATCACCCCAACCACACGCCTTGGCAACCTTACACAGATCGTTGGTAAGACTGTTATGGTTTCTGGTACTCTCTTGGCTTCTGACCTTGCTGGTCGTAAGTCTGAGATGGCTTACCAGTTGGCTAAGGCTTCTGCTGAGATCAAGCGTGATATTGAGACAATCATTACCGCTAACCAAGCTCAAGCAGCAGGTACATCTGGCTCTGTAGCTCGTAAGATGAGTTCGTTGTTGTCTTACATCAAGACAAACACCAACAAGTCTGCTGGCACAACTGCTGGTGTAGACCCAACCACAATTGGTGTATCAGTCCGTACCGATGGTACAACTCGTACTTTTACTGAAACCATCCTCAAGGATGTTATCAGCAAGGTATTCATTAGTGGTGGCACACCTTCCGTATTGATGGTATCGCCTGCTCTCAAGCAGACAGTATCAGGCTTTACTGGCTTGGCTGCACAACGCTATCAAGTACCTACGAATGGTCAAGCAACCATCCTAGCCGGTGCTGATTTATATCAGTCCGACTTTGGTGTATTGCAGATTGTTCCTAACCGCTTTATGCGTACTCGTGATGCCCTCGTACTCGATCCTGAGTATGCAGCATTAGCGTACCTCCGACCATTCCAAACCAATGATATTGCTAAAGTTGGCGATGCTGACAAGAAGCAAATCTTGGCTGAATTGACCTTGGAAGTTCGCAACGAAGCTGCTCATGGTGGCGCATTTGACTTATCTGCTTGATATTAAGTAGATAATAAGTAGAATAGAGGGTAGACAAAATCTACCCTCTTTTCTATGATCGTTTACATTATGGGAGGTCTGGGCAACCAGATGTTCCAATACGCAGCAGGATACGCAGTTGCTAAAACATTAGGGGAAACCCTAGAGTTGAACACAACATTTTATGAAGTAAACAAAAATAGACAGTATGAACTAGGTGTTTTCCCTATATCGTTTCATGTAACAGATAATTTTGCGGAGTCAATAAAGGAAAGACAACATAGTTACCAAGAGATCACCAAGTCAGGAATGATGGTGGGCTACTGGCAGTCAGAGAAATACTTTGATTGTGTAGAAGATGAGATCCGCAAGGAGTTCTATTTACCCAAGGCAGAGATAGACGAGAACATGGTGGCAGTAACAGTCCGTAGGGGCGATTATTTGAGCCTACCAGATGTTTTCGTACAGTTGGATGAGGCTTACTATAGGGAGGCTAGAAAAAACTTCCCTAACAGCGTTTTTGTGGTTTTCTCCGATGACCCTAAGTGGTGTGTAGAGAACCTAGAATGGGCTGATATGGTCATGCCTTGTAACAATCCTGTGCAAGATTTAGCGTTGCTTTCTTCCTTTAAAAACCATATCATAGCGAATAGCTCGTATGGTTGGTGGGGTGCTTGGCTTGCCAAAGGAAACAAAGTAGTAGCACCAAAAAAGTGGTTCACCAATGGGCTAGACGATAGCGATTTAATTCCTGAAAGGTGGATCAAACTGTGAAGAAATACTTAGAAACTGTAGATGGCGAGATTCGTACAGCATTATCGGATGGCGATGGTGGGATTGTTATTCACTCCCAAACCGATTTAACGGATTTTGCAGAGCATACAAAAGCGCAGTACAACAACAATCCTAGCAAAACAGGATGGTCAGGCGAAGTGTTTGACCCAAAGAACAAGATAGCAGAGTTACCACTAGCAATTATTAATGATCTGAACGCTAAAGGCATTATGCGTGGCTTTCATATCCAAGACCCTAAAGCCCTCAAGAAATGGCTAAATGACCCCGATAACAGGGTGTTTAGAACAAGAGGGGGTGAGGTATGAGAATCGCTATTTGTATTCCCGCTAGAGGGCAAATGGAGGTCGCTACAGCGTTTGATTTGGTGGCAATGTGTGCGTATACCATTAAGACCACAAAACACGATATAGACCTGTTTACGAGTGCTGGAACGCTAATATTTGACCAGCGCAATAGTTTAGTTAAGACAGCATTAGAAATAAAAGCAGATTATCTGTTATTTGTAGATGCTGATATGCGGTTTCCAAAGGACACACTCAAGATCCTCATGGCACACGATAAGGATATTATCGGAGTCAATGCGACAACACGATCTGAGCCTGTCAAACCGACAGCCAAAAACTTCAAAATAAGCGAAGTGGATGGGTCTGTCGATTGGTTTCCTATTTATTCCAACGCAATGTCAGGAATCAGTAAGGCTGATGGCATTGGCTGCGGAGTAATGTTGGTTAAAACTAAAGTGTTTAAGGCGATGGAAGAACCTTATTTCTACTTTGAGCAACTTGGCAATAATAAGATATTAGGCGAGGATATTTACTTTTGCATAAAAGCAAAAGATGCAGGATTTGATACTTGGGTAGATCACGATCTATCTAAAGGCATCCGGCACATTGGGCAGTATGTCTATGGCTGGGACAACATCGAAATACCAAAAGATTAAGAGAGATTATGGCTTATACAAACTTTACCGATCTCAAAGCATCGGTGGCTAACTACTTAGGTCGATCAGACTTAACCTCGGTTATCCCCGACTTTATTAGCTTTGCAGAGCTACGCATGGCAAGAGACCTACGCACTCGACAGATGTTAGAGTCAGCTACAGCATTAACAGTAAGTGGTGATGGCAAAGTAGCGTTACCGACAGACTTTTTAGAGATTCGGGATTTGCATATCCAAGGCAACCCAAGATACCCTATTACCTATATGTCTCCTAGTCTGTTTACTAGGGATGCTCCGGCAGACGAGAGTGGCAAACCAATTTATTACACAATCCTGGCAAGCGAGTTTGAATTAGCACCAAAACCAGACACAGCGTATACATTGGAGATTCTCTACTATGCTAAACCTACTGTATTGTCTACTGGTAATGCAAGCAATGTATTTCTTGCTAATTATCCAGATGCTCTCCTCTATGCCTCGCTTTTAGAAGCAGAGCCATACTTAATTAATGATGCAAGAAGTCAGACATGGGCAACCTTGTACGACAGAGCAATTAAAAACATATCCGATGCAGACCAAAATAGCGAGTATTCGGGTGTTCCATTACAAATGCGCGTAACCTCACGATAAGGAAATACCATGGCTGAAATGTCAAACTACCTAGAGAACGCACTAATCAATGCAACTCTACGAGCAACAACTTTTACCTCTCCTTCTGTAGTCTATGTTGGTCTTTATACAGCAGACCCAACAGATGCTGGTACAGGCACAGAGGTAAGTGGTGGATCGTATGCTCGCCAATCAATAACTTTTGGTGCGCCGAGCAATGGTGTATCTACAAACTCTGCTGCAGTAGAGTTTCCACAATGCACATCGACTTGGGGAACAGTAAGCCATATTGGAATATTGGATGCAAGCACAAGCGGTAATCTGTACTACCATACAGCACTAGACAGTTCTAAAACAATAGAAACAGGAGATGTATTTAAGATCGCAATCGGTAATCTATCTGTTACCTTAGCTTAATATGTCTACTATTGTTACCAGAGCCGGTAAAGGCTCTCCGCTTACCCATGTAGAGGTAGATGCTAACTTTACCAATCTTAATACAGATAAGGTAGAAAAGACTGCTGCTGACATCACAGGTGGCACAATCAACAACACATCTATTGGTGCTACGACTGCTGTTGCTGGCTCTTTTACTGATTTATCTGTAACTGGAACTACTAGCTTTGATGGTTCAGAAGGCACAAGTGGTCAAGTTTTGACTTCACAAGGAGCAGGAAACACACCAATATGGTCTACTGCATCAGGCGGCATTTCTTCCGCTAACATCCAAGAATTTACAACTGCTGGAACATCTACATGGACTAAACCAGCAGGTGCTAAGTTGGTTTACATTGTCTGCCAAGGTGCAGGTGGTGGCGGTGGCTCAGGCTATAAGCAAATAGCCTCACCAATAACTGCTGCCATCTCAGGTGGCAATGGCGGTGGAACAGGTGGCTGGTCTGAATTACTTATTCCTGCCGTTTTATTAGGAAGCACAGAAACAGTTACAACTGGTACTGGTGGTACAGGTGGTGCATCTGTAACAGTAGCGGGTGTTGGCAATGCTGGAACTGCTGGCACTAGTTCTTCTTTTGGCTCTTGGTGCGTAGCTAGGGGTGGAATTGCTGGTGGTGGTGGCACTACAGGAACATCAGGCGGTGGTAGCGGGTCAACTAATAACTCTAATTTTGTTTCTATTGTTGTAGGTACAACTGTTTTATCAGGGGCTGGTGTTACTGCCACAAGGGGTCAAGCTGGTTCAGCAGGGACTAGGGGCGGTAAATCAGGCGGTGGTGGTGCTTCTGCTGGTGGCATAGTTGTAGCAGCTCCAGTAGCTAATGCTGGTGGTGCAGGCGGTGAAGGTGGTGCTGGAGTTATATCAACCGCAACACAAACAACTGGTGGTGGTGGCATTGCTGGCACAACAGCCGTTCCAAACGCAGGTTCTGGATCTAACTCAACCAATTACTACATAGGCGGAAGTGGTGGTGGTGGTGGTGCATCTCAGATAACAGCCAATGGCGGTAATGGCGGTAATGGTGGAAACTCTGCTGGCGGTGGAGGAGGAGGAGCTTGTCAAAATGCTTACGACTCAGGTGCTGGTGGTAACGGGGGTGATGGAAGCGTTATGGTTATCACATTCTTCTAAGGACTACGCATGAAACAATTTTTATTAAATAGCGATGGAAGCGTACCCAATACAACTGATATTGAACTACTTAAACAAAACAATATTTTATTAGTTATTCCTACACCAGCACCAAAAGAATCAGGAATGGTAGCTGTAGAATGCGAGCCACAAATGATAGATGGTGTTTGGAAGCAAGTTTGGAAACTTGAGCCATTCGTAAATAATGCTGACCAAGAATTAATTGAATATGCTAGTGTAGAGGATTGATAATGGCATATGCAGATCAATATGTCCTGTATGGTTATTGGGATACAGGATATTGTGTAGGCGATGTAACCGCTACAGAGGCAAATGGATCTATTAATTGTGTAGCCTCTGTTACTGTACTTGGAAGTAAAGTTCAATCTGCTAACGCTAGTATTACAGCAAATGCAACCATAGATATTATTAGTACAAGAGTACGAGATTTTAGTGGTTCTATATCTGCTAGTGCAACAATAACAGCAAATGCAATTAGACAAAGACTAGCAAACTGTGAAATTCTATGTGTAACGACAGTTAGTACACTTGGTAATGTAGACTTTTCTGGCAACGCTAGTGTTAACGCATTGGCTAACATAGCGTGTTATGCAAACGCAGTATTTTCTGCTTTAGGATCTGTTTCTAGCACTTCTACAGTAAGTTGCCTGGGCAGAATATTAGGCGATAATTGGACAGGCGAGACAGCAGGAACAGAGGCTTGGACAGGTATAGCACCTAGTACGACAGTTTGGACAGTATCATCGGTAGGCTCAGAGCCTTGGACAGGAACAACACCAACATCGACTACTTGGACTACAAGTTCTGGTAGTAATAATTCATGGGTAAATAATTAATGGCAATCAGCAGAATAACATTCGGAGAATGGACACCAGATCAGCCAGGCATTACTAATGGTCTTAGGAGAGCAGAGAATGTTTACTCTAAAGCAGTAGGCTATGGTGCTTTGCCTACAGTAGTAGATTACTCGGCTGCAGCATCTGAGAACCTAACTAATGTGGTAGCAGGAAAAACAACGGCAGGAGCTACAACTGTATTTGCTGGTGGCTCTACAAAACTATTTAAGTTAGATTCTGGCGATTTGTCTTTAGACAATGTGTCAAAATCTGGCAACTATACGACACCTACAGATCAACGATGGAAGTTTACGCAATTTGGTAATGTCATTGTTGCAGCTAATGGATTTGATAGATTACAAGGATATAACCTAAATACTTCTACATTGTTTGATAACTTAGCAGCAGATGCACCAGAAGCACGATATGTAACAGTAGTGCGAGACTTTGTAGTATCAGGCTATCAGTCTAGTTATCCAAACAGGGTTCAATGGTCAGCATTGGGAGATGAGTCTAGTTGGACAGCTTCCGCTACGACCCAAGCAGATTTTCAAGATATTCCCGATGGTGGCTCTGTAGTCGGTGTTACAGGCGGTGAATTTGGTCTAGTCTTTATGGATCGAGCAATTCATCGTATGTCTTATGTTGGCAGTCCTCTTATATTTCAGTTCGACAACATTAGTCGTAACTTAGGATGTTATGAGGCTAACTCGATTATTCAGTATGGTGGAACATCGTTCTTTTTAGGAGATGATGGATTCTATGCTTGTGATGGTCAAAATGTAGTGCCAATCGGTAGTGAAAAAGTAAACCGATTCTTTTTTGATAATGTAGATGAAGGCACTTTGTACCTTATGTCGGCAGCAGTAGATCCCATTAAGAAACTTATTATTTGGGCATACGCATCTAATAGTTCTTCTACACCTGATAGCTTGTTAATCTACAACTATCAAACACAGCGTTGGACAAGTGGTACGACTACTGTAGATAGAATTGCATCTACTTCTACCCCTGCCGTTACTTTAGAAGGCATGGATGTCTATGGAAACCTAGACACCATTTTGACCAGCTTTGATAGCCGACTTTGGCTTGGTGGCAGACTGCTGTTAGCTGGTGTGGATGGTGCAAAAATTGTTACCTTCTCTGGTGCTAACGCTACAGCGTACCTAGAAACAGGGGATATAGAAGTGCCAGGATCTACTTCCTCTATCACAATGGTTAAACCTATCGTAGATGATGGATCTGGAAACGTGGCATTGCTATCTCGTAGGCTTTTAACAGAGTC